ATCGGGGGGGGGGGGGGGGCCCCCCCGGGGGGCGCCGGGGGCATACCCGGGGCCCCCGGGGGTCCGCCCGCCGCAGCGAGGCCAGCAGGCGGCCCGCCAGCCGGTCCGGGCATGGGCCCGGGGCGTACTGGGCCCCCAGCCATAGGCGGGGGCGCGGGCGGTCCTGCGGGGGGCGCCGGGGGCGGTCCCGGGGGAGGTTTAGGCGGGGGGGGCGGGGGCGTCGCCGCATCGCCTTTGGGCGCATTCGTGCCGGTCGGCGGGGGCGGGCCATGGCGGACACTATGGGTAATGCTCGCGGCCTGTTCCGCTGCGCCCTGCGGGTAGCCTGCGCCGGTCAGCGCGCGAATCATCGCCTGCTGTTCCGCGTACTGTTCGCTGGCAATTTGAAACTGCGCCTGCGCTTGGTGTAGCGCGTCGGGGTCCGGGTAGGCGGTATGCTGAATCGGTTCTACGCTGTCGTCCTCTAGCAGGTCGGTTAGCTGGTCCTCGTCCAGCCCCCGGTAAAACTCCATAACCTGTTCCGGGGCGCTGTCCCAGTAGCATTTCATAATCCCGACTTTCTGGATCAGCGCGTCTTTGAACCATGTATAGAGTTCCTGCCAGCCCGAATTGCGCTGATAGAACAAGTAGTTTAGATATTCGGTCGCCTGCTGCGCCTCGTCCTCGTCGCCCTCTTTGCGCGGGGTGAATTCGAGAACGGACGGGCCCGCCGTGAAAATCGACATCAGCGCCGGTAGCAGCCATTCAATCGTGTCTGATACGTCGGTCGACACTGCCGCGCTACGGTCGGGGATATCCGGGGGCGCGAGATCATCCTCTGCGAGCCCCAGATAATACGACATGGCTTTATTACGTTCTGTCGCGAGGTCGTCGCCGCAAAAATTCGCGGCCTGCTGGATTTCGCGGTCCGTAATCGCCCGTATGTCGTCGTCCGTCATCCGGTCTTTAGTCTTAGGTTCCGTAAAGGTTTCATGCGTAACCGTTACGTCCTCTACGTCCTGTTTAACTATGCTGGGCATGTCAGGCCGCCGTCAGTTTCGGATAGTTCAATTTGCCCCCCCAGCCGCCTAGCTGGTTCGTTATGTACTGCGAGGACAGCGCCCAGTACCTGCAACTGTCCGAACCGTGACTGGCCCAATCGTGCTCAGGCGTTATCGAAAATTCGCCTAGCTTTTCGTTATATTTGCGCCGGTAGTTCGTCAGGCATTCAATCCCGCGCTGGCATTTTTCCGCGTCAAACCAGACCGTCGGCAGGAAAACGCGACAGGCGTGTATCCCTTCGTCCAGCGGCAGATTCGGGGCTATTTCGAAATTGATGCCCAGATTCTGCGCGACCTCTAAACGGCTTTTCCCGGTGCCCAGTTCGCGGACCGCGATATCGTGCGGGGCGAAATGCTGGCCGTACACATAGCGCTTATCCGCGAGGACGCGCGCGTAATGCTGTAGCCCTTCGCCTGCCGCCTCGTAGTAGTCAATCGCGCGCCGTTCGCCGCCGATATGCTGGGCGAACCAGATAGCGGTACTGTCACCCATGCCTAGGTCCCATATCGTATGGACAGGCAGCGCCGGGTCATACGGAACCCGCGTTATACGGCCCTCAAAATAGGCCGTTTCCATTTCCTTTTTATAAATCGCGCCCGGAATCTCGATCACGTCCCAGCGTCCCGACAGCAGCGCGCGCCGCGTCATTTCGTCCAGCAGTAATAGATTCGCCTCGTAGTCCGCGCCCAGATACGGGTTATCGGCCAGCCGCGCGGGTATGAACCGGCGCGACATAACGCGCTGGCTGCCATCGGCTAATGTAACGATAAGGCGCTGTAGTGTTGCACTACCATCGTCTTTGATACCCCAGCGTTCGCGTACCCATTTATGCCCGCGCCCGCCCGGGTTGCAGTTCGCGCGCATCAGACAGCGCAGATTCGGGTTCGACGTGCGCAGCCGTGAAAACAGGTACGTGTAGCAGACGTCAGTCGCCCATTGGGTCAGTTCCTCAAACGCGATGAACTGGAATTCGAACGACTGCCAGCGGAACCGGTCGTCCTCTGTCTGCATGTAGGACGTCGCGATTTCCGCGCCGCTGGGGAACGTCCAAATATGGTCTGTCTTGTTAAAATCCGCGCCCGGATAAGCCAGCGGATAGATTTCGTGCATGCGCGCCTCTAGCTCGCGCAGTTCGGGAAAGGTCGGGCGAAAGATAATCGCCCGATAGTCGGGCTGTAGAACCGCCTGCTGCCAGAGGCCCATCGCGTCGATAACCAGCGCGTCGGTTTTGCCCCCGCCTGCGGCCCCCCCGTATAGGACCTCGTGTTCATTCGCCGCGAGGTATTCCGCCTGTTTGGGCGTCGGGGTCCATGTCGCGCCCTGCGGGTCCTCGTCGTCGTCCTCTAGCGCGACGTCGTCCCAGCCTTCCGGGTCCCGGCTAAGGCTTAGACGGGGGTTCGACAGCCTGCGCGGCATAGTCCTGTTCTACCGCTGTGTCCTCGCGTTCCATCGTTTCCATGGTCGTTTCCATGGTCGCTTTCATCGGGTATTCAATCGGGCGCGCGTTCAATGCGTCCGCGCCCGGGGGCGTCGTGTCGACCAGTTTCGATTCCGGTTTCCATTTCGACGGGCAGCGATTCACTAACCACCATTTGCAGGCCGCGACGTCGGGCGGGAAATACTCGCGTTTGATTGCCTCGCGCCCGTCTACCTGAATTTTCATTTCATGTTCGAACCCGACGCAGCGCTTGTAGAGCGCCTCGACGACCTCGTAGTCCGCGATCACGCGCCCCGCGTCTATCGCGGCGTCGAACTGCGGGTAAAGGTGCCGCCATTTGTTGAACGTATGGCGGTCCGCGCCCAGATTGCGGGCGATTTCCGCATGCGACAGACCCAGCAGCGCGAGCTTTCGCGCAAACACGACAAAACGCGGGTCGAACGATCCCGGGTCCTCGCGTTCATAGATAATTTTTTCGGTCAGGTTTCGACTAAGCGTCATCGCGGGATACCGCCAAACTTTTGTCCTGCCAGCATTTGCAGCAGGTTTTGCTGGCCGGTCGCCGCAGTCAATCCTGCGGGCTGCGCCATCATAGAGGTCTGCTGCGGAACGAAATTGATAGGCTGGCCGCTGCCCGGACGCGCGCCTGCCGGGGCATGCGGGGGGGTCTGCTGGTCTAGCCCGCCTGTCTTGCCTGCCGCGCCCGCCAGCGCCCCCCAGTTCGGGCCCCCGCCCGCGTCTTTCATCGCTTGGGTCCAATCCTGCGCGTCCTGTACGCCCTGAATGCCGCCTAACGCCGCTGGCTGCATCTGGACGCCCTGATAGTTCGCCTGCTGGCCCCCGGGCATCGTGAACTGAGACGCGGCCCCGCCATCGGACGTAAAAGGCGACGCGACCGCGCTCGCGTCCGCGCCGCTGCCGAAACGGTCTTTCAGGCTGGACCAGAGGCTATCCATACCGGCGCCGCTGCCGTCTGCGCCGCTCGCATTGCTACCCATGGCGACCCCCTAGGTAAAGGTCACGCTAGCCGTGCCGGATACCGTGCCGCTGGTCGCGGTCAGGACGACGCTTTCCGGGACCGTGTCGACGACGTCGACCGCGAGCGTCCCATCTGCGGCTGTCGTGCCGCTGGCAGGCGTCGGGCTTGCCGTGCCCATATCGCAGGTCATCGACAGAGGCGCCGCCATCGGGGCGCTGTTCTGGTCCAGCACGGTAAAGCGAACCGTGTTAGCCGCTGCGCCATCGGCCAGCGCGCTATCGGCTACGACTGCGCCACTAATGCTGGTCACGCGCGAGGCGCCGTCGATTGCCGCGTAGGCTTTGCGAATCAGCCCGACCGCGATTTCCTGCGCGATGCCCGACGCGTAGACCTCTATTTCGGTCGCGTCGCCGCTGGTAATCGCTTGTTCGATTACGGCAGACATGGCCGTCAGGTATTCCGCATTGATGGTTTGCGGATACATGCGCAGGTCCGCGACCGGGTCCGCGCTGGTCGTCGCCGGATTACCGGGAATGCCCGGGGCGGTTCGTTCTGGCAGGGTCGGGGGAACGCGTCCGCTGCGCCATGCGAGGCGGATAGCTTCGTTGCGCAGGTCTGCGGGACTGATTGGATAGATAGGCGCGCTGCCGGGTTCGCCGTTCGCCGCTGCGCGCGCTGCCTCTGCGTCCAGATAGGGGCTCGCCGCTGGCGGGGGCATGTCGCCCGGGGCGCCGGTCGGACCGACTGCGGTCGTCGCGGGGGCGGTCGGGGCGGGTCCCGGTGCCGGGGGGATTTCCTGCGTTTGCGGGTCGCTCATTTCGGGCCGCCCTCCAAAAAAAAACGCCCGCTATTGCGTAGCGGGCGATTGTGAAAAACGAGGGGTTGATTCTGCATCGAACCGAAAGGCCCATTGATGGAACCTATCGAATCAGGCCGGATTATAGGCGGTTTTGTTGACCGTCCCCAAAGACTTTATTTTGACCATTTCGGTCAAAACGCATGCTGGTAAAGGCCCAGCGGTTCGTTTTCGGGACGTTGCAGGCGCGCGGCCCGGTTGATTTCGTCCAGCCGGATAGCGGCCCGATACGCGCGTTTGCGGAACGTGCGCAGCCGCTTATAGATTGCGTCGTCGGATAGCGCGCAGGCGTCCGATAACTCTTTGACGCTGCGGGCTGGAAACAGGTAGTAAATCAGGAAGGTTCGCCGCGTATCGTCGTCGGGCTGGGCATTGATTGCCGTGTTGAACAGCGACATTTCAGAGGACAGCCAAACGACCGGCGCGTTACGCAGTTTGCCGGGTTGCAGGCGGGCCAGAATGCCCTTTTGCATCGGGGGCGCTATCAGACCGTGGGCGCGATGCCATGCGGCCCAGCGCAGACAGAATAGGTGTAACTGCTGGTCGCTCAAGGTTTCGCGCATGGGTCGTTCCTCCATACGAGAATGTAGCGCGCAGGCGACCTGTTTACAATCGTTCCGGGCTTTCCTGTTCGATCCATTCCCATTGGTAATGGACCCGCGCGAGGCGTTCGCGGGCCGCCTGCGGGTCCATTCCGACCAGCCAGCGGATTATGGGCGCGGCCCGCGTACAGCGCCATGGCTGGCCCGGGCCCTCGCGCACATAGACCGCGCCCGCGTCAAAATGCGGGGCCATCACGCGCAGGATTTTCTGTTCCATGGTTCATCAGTCGCTCGCGGTCCGTGCGTAGCTGGGCCGCGATGGTTTCGAGTAGTTCGGGCAGAACCGCGAGCGTCGCCGCGTCTGCCTGTACGGCAAAGCCCGGGCCCAGTTTGCCGTTCGTCAAAATCAATAGCACGCCGGTACTTTCGGCCTGTTCCCGGCAGTAGGTCGCGAGGTCGTCGTATTTGCCCGGGCCGTTCATGGTTCCGCCCGCGCTGCGCGGTCCAGCAGGTCTGCTAGGTCTAGCCCGCATTCGTCGCGGATTATGTCGCCTATCTGCGCTATGCGCGTCGCTTCAAATTCCACGCGTTCGCGATAGTAGGCGGGCGCGTCGTCGAACTGCTGGACGAACGCGCGTAATTCGATCAGGCCGCCCAGCAGTAGCAGGTTATCGCCATTGCGGGCGATTTCGTCCTCTATCGCGTTCGCGCGAACGCGCGCGGCGTCCACACATTCCTGATAGCTATGTTGTCGCCCGCGCGCCATGCCCGCGTCGCGCATAATCGCCAGCAGTAGCATAAGGGCGGAACTGTCCACGACTGCGACCCGCAGGCCGTTGTCGTCGTCGGGTTTGTTCATGTCGTGTCCTCACCAATTGACGTATTCTCGCGCCGGGTCGCCGTCCGGGCGACGTCTGCCGGTCGTCGGGTCGCGGTGCCATCCCCCGGGTTCGTCCTCGCCGTCGCGGGTCGTCCATTCGGCCAGCGCCCGCAGCGCGTCCGCGTAACTCTCATAGCACCATCGCCGCTCATAGCCCCAGCGATCAATGCCCGCCAGTATCGCGTAGGTGAACCTCAGTTTGGTAATGCAGGCGTCCTGCCCGTCCGGGAATATGACGTAGTCCGTATAGCCGTTCGCCGCGCATATGTCGGGCCCAGTGTCAGCGGTCGCGGTCGCTGCGACTTCCTGCATGATAGCGACCGCTGCGCGTAGCCGCGTTAGCAGCAGTTCGTCGTCGCTCATAGAGCGACCCCTGATAAATGCTGCTGGACGTGTTCCGCTGCCTGCGCGACGCGAAACGGCTGGACGCGCCGGACGAGTGCCGCCGTATCGTAGCCCATCGACGTCGCGCGCCATAGATGGACCTGTAGCAGCAGGAACGGCTGGACCCAGAGAACCCAGACCGCGAGGACGCCCATTTCGACCGCGAGGCCCGTACCGGACAGATAGACGCCCCATAACCAGCTAGCCGTAACAATCGCATAGACGACCAGCGGCCCCGCGCAGATTGACGCTTTTTCCGCCCAGAATGCGAATGCGTCGCGACTGCGGCAGCGTTCAATAAACGCCTCTGTTTCGTGCGGGTCGCATAACGGCGCGAGTAGGCAGGCCATGCCCGAATGGACCCGGTAAATGAACGCTGCCATTTCGATGCCGCGCAGATACCAGCCAAAAATCCAGTCGAAAATCCGGTCTAACATTCTATCCATGGGTCTGCCCTCGTTTATTGGGCGCGCGCGCGTTTTCTGGCTGCCGCCCGGGTCGCCGCGCGTCGCGCGTCGCGTTTCGCTTGTGCCGCCGCGCGGTTTTTTTCGACCTGTTCGCGCGCTGCGACCTCTGCCGCTTCCTGTTCGCGCAAATGTTCAAAATGCGCCGCGATAATGCGCTGTAAATACATCGACCGGCTATAACCGTATTCTGCCGCGCGTCGGTCCAGTTCGGGAATCATGTCCGGCTGTAAATTGACCATCACGCGCTGGCGCGGCTGTTCCAGCCGGGGCGCGCGCCCGACGCCTGCGCTGCTGCCGTTACGTTCGCTGCGCGCGTCGTGCGCTGCCGCTTCAATTGCTGCCTGTTCCGCGTCCGGGTCAAGTTGCGGGACCGCTGCGGGTTTGGTGATTGCCATTTTCTTACCTTAGATCAATGCTTCAATAAAACCGTTTATCTCATTCTGGGCGGTTCTGTCCAGTGGCTTGTATTCCTGCAACGTCAAACCCAGCGCGGCAGCGCGGGAAATGGACTTGCGCTTGACAATTTGCGTTGTCAATACCTCGAACTGTTTCGATTCGTTAAGCATGTCGCGCGCGTCGCGATTATCTGGGCTGTCGTAATCCGGGTCCGCGCCATTGATAACCGCATAACACGGCAACGAACGGTGACGGATTTTATTCATTTCATGAATCAGTTTTATAAATTGATCCAGCGTCCAGAGGTCGGGCGCGGCAGGCCCGAACGGCGCGACCAGTAACTGGCTAACTAGCAGCGCCTGCCGCAGCGCCTGCGTATCGCGCCCGCCCGCGTCGATCACGACGTAATCGCAGTGTTTCGCGCGGTTCTGCACGACGCTTTGCAGGCCCTTGGCAGTCGGGACCAGTTCATTAGCGACTGGCTCGCGGCCTGCCGTCTGAACCCGGTTGATTAGCTGCTGGGTCGTCGTCGCCTGTTCGTCCGCGTCCAGAATCAGCGTTTTGTAGCCGCGTTCCGCGAGCCCCAGCCCCAGATGCGTCGCCAGCGTCGATTTTCCGACGCCGCCCTTGGTTTGGCCTATCGTAATGATGCGACCCATGTATCGACCCCCTTTCGTTGGTGTAACACTACTATAGCATAGCGTTACGTTACGCATTTTCTAGTGTTGCACTAGCGTGTCTTAGTGTTACACTACGCATGTTCTAACAAGGGTTACAGAGGGGTTGCAGATGGTAACAGTCCGCGTCAAACGAAATATCTGGGGGAACTGGGCCGCATTTGAGGGTCCCCAGCGGGTCCGGGAATTCGGGGCGGACGAATGGCTGGCGGTCGACTGGTTAAGCGAACGCCTACAGCGCGGCGCCTGCCGACTGTCCCGGCATTCCGATATGACGCTGGCAGAGGTAGAAGCGCATCGCGCCCGCCTCGCCAGCATGTAAGGGGGAAATGATGGAAACGCTGTTTAACGCATATGACGGGGCGACGCTGCTGGGTTCCGTCTGGGGCCGCGACCTGCGGGACGCCAAACGGGCAGCCGCTGCCAAGTATCCGCAGGCGGTCGCGCTGGTCGTCAGACTGGCCCAGATCAAACACCACTAATCACACCGCCCGCCTCGCGCGGGCTACCGAAGGGAAACGCTGTAATGAAACGCTTTTTTATCGCTTTAACCGCTGTCGCGCTGGTTTCGAGTCTGTCGGGTTGCGCTGCCTTTTGTGACTCAAACGACGCGGGCTGTATCAACAAAGCGAACGCGGTTAGCGGCGCCATCGCTGCCGCTGGCGTCGCGACGCTGGGCGCCGCTGCGGCCTATGCCGCTGCCCAGCCGGTCTATGTCCAGCCGGTCTATGTCCGACCTGTTTACTATTGCCGCTGGCCGTACTGCTAACCTGTCACGACACGACATGAGACACACTGTATTTTTTGCCGCCCTCGTCGCCGGGGGCGTTTTGCTGCTGGGGCTGGGCGTCAGACTGATAGGGGTTCTGTAATGACATTTAATACGCATGCGGCGTTTAAGGCGCTGACAGGCGGGGGCGGGTTCAGTTCCGAACAGGCGGAAATCCTCGTTTCTGTGCTGGGACAGAGTAACGACGACGTCGCGACGAAATCGGACCTAAACGCGGTCGCGGTCGAACTGCGAGGCGAGTTCAAAGCGTTGCGTATGGAAATCCGGGTATGGGTCCTAACGGGCGTTGTCGTCCTGCTGGGCGCTATCCGGTTTTGGCACTGAGGGGGAACCATGAATAACGATTCGATTTTTTCAGGCGTAAAAGCCTATCCGGCGCGCGAGGTCGCGGACCTGCTGCATGGTCGCGGCTGGGACAGCAATAACGGGGACTTTTTGGCCCTTGTCGGGGCCGTTACGACGCTGGCCCGCGAGGTCGCCGACATGAGTAAGGCGGTTGATAGCTTTAAGCGCACAGAAAACGGGTGCGCCGAAATGCTGGGCCGCCCGTTTCCGTATCCAGAGGCAGGCGCGCCACGTATGCCCGCGAATGCCCCCCTGCCGCCGCTGCCATCGCCTGCGGAACAGTTAGCGCTGGTCTACGAGGGTCTGCGCGAGGTCGCCCAGATGCTAGAAACGGGCCATGCGCTGGCCGTGCGCGAACCCAGCGCGAACCGCGCGTATGCGCTGGGCGGGGTCATTCAGGCCGCGCAGGCGCGACTGTATGCGATGCTAGAGGCCGCGAACGAACCGACCGGGGGCGACCGATGAAAATCGTTCTGGATTTTCGGAACCCGACGTCCAGCCATTGCGACGTCGCGGTTTTCGTCAATGGCGCCTATACGGGAACCCTCAAACTGCGACAGGACGAGATCGGAGAATTCCATCAGATTATGTCGAACGGGTTAAGCCTGCCGACTGACGAGTTTTTATCGACCGGAAACCCAGACCCGGGACCCCTAGAGGGGCCGCCCGCGTAGCACTATACTTTTCGAACCTGACGCGAGGACGAGGACTAAACCATGGCAGAACAAAACCCCGACGAACTGGACCCCGCTATCGCGCGCCTGATTGGGCGCTGCTGGGGCGACGTGCTGGCCCGCCTGACCGATAGCGGATACGAACCCGCAGGCCGCGACCGGGGCGACGCAGACCGCGAGTTTAAAGGCGCGATTCTGCGTTACGTCGGGCATTGGCGCCCGGTAGGTGAGAATAAACAGGAACTGTCGTAAACTATCCGCGTCCGCCCCAGCACGGCGCGACATGCGAGTAGGCAGGCCCCCGGTTAGGTGATGCTATCCGGGGGCTTTGTCTTTTAGGCGAACAGCCCGCGCTGGATAGGCGCATGCTGGCGCTGCCAGAGGGTCGGGGCCTGATACGCTTCGATTCGCTCGCGCATAACCTGCGCCCTGCTTTCCTTCGTCTGCGGGGGTAGCATGCCTATCCATTTGCTATCTATGCCCACGTTGCGCGCGATATTCGTGCTGTCGGCACTAGCGAACGGAAAACGCGTGAAAATGTCCGGGTTCAGCATACGCAGGCCGTGTATCTTGCAGACGGGCCGCCCCTCGCGGTCGCAAATGACGTCCATCGCCTCAGCCATGCGGTTAAACCATTGCGGCGTCCCAATCACGGCATAGGCGCCGCTACTGCCCAGACAGACGCGCGGGTAGGTCAGCGCGAGGCGTTCCAGCCGGTCTAACCCCTCGTGCAAATGCCAGACCGGCGCGCCTATCCATGGCGCGGTTTCCCGCCATGCCCATTCGCTCAATAGCGCGTCGTTTGCTGCCTCGTCGCCGTCGATCACGTCGGGAATGACCGCGAAATCGAACTGCGGGTAACGATGAATCAACGCTATCCATTCGTAGAACAGCGACCAATCGGTTATGGGGCTCCCGCTACGCCACGCCGAAAACGCCCCGTTATCGACCGCGAACGTCTGGGCGACGTCCAGAACCAGCCCAAACTGGCGGGTATCGATAAACGATACGAACGCATGGCCCGCCATAATGACGCGGGCCGCAGCGGTCGCTGGGTTGATTCGCAGGCCGTGGTAGTGAATCATGCGCGCGCCAGTTTCAGCCCTTTAATCCCGACCATCCACGCAGGCGGCAGCGGAATAGTCTGGAACTGGGGGCGCCATAAATGCAGGACTTCCCAGTTATTGACGTAGTCCGACTGCGGGGGGTGTAACTCCATAACAGCGTCCTCTGCATCGAAAAATAGCACCTTCACATAGGCCATTTCGGGCCATGTCGGCAGCCGTTTTACCCCCATGCACGATACGGAAACATGGTCCCAGCCCCCGCCATCGCTGGCGATTACCCATAGTTTCGCTTTCGTGGGCGCGGTCAGCAGAAACGCGCCGTTGGTCGCGTCGCCCCGATTGCCATCCAGCGCCTCGCGCCGGTTATCCAGATGGTTTAGGGACCTCATTTTTTCGGGCGTCCGACCGGGACGTCCGGGGCGCCCGGGTCGCCCAGTTCGCGAAATTCGACGGTCCCTTGGTCGTGCGAATTGAACGCGGCCTGTTCGTCGGGTTCCAGCGTCAGGTCGTTAACGTTGTCGCCGTCGACAATCACGCGCAGCGCAAACGGGCCGTTATTCGTGACGAGTATGTCCATGGTTCATGTTCTCCGTATCGGGTCGCCAGCGCCCCCCCCGGGGCCGCTGGCGGCACGCGCATGCCTGCCCGATAGGCAGGCAGCAGGGTTAGACGGGTTCCGGTTCGGGCGGGGGTTCTGTGCTGGCCGGTTCCGCTGGCTGCGGCTGGCGCTGATACGCGTAAGGGTCGCCCGGGGGGTTCGCTTTGGGCTGGTCCGCGTAGGGGTCCGCGCGCAGGCGCGCGACCAGTGCCGGGTCCTCCGCGTTTTCGTCGTGCTGGGCGGTCGCCGGGTCAGGCGTCGCCCAGCTAATCGGACTGGCGCCCGGGGGCGTCAGAACCCCGTTTTGCGGGTCGCCCGCGCCCGGTATGAGGTCATTTTCAAGCGCATCCACAGCCGGTTTCGCCGCAGGAAAGGGATTACCCCGAATCTGGTCCGCCGCCTGCATGTCCGTAGGTTCCGCAGGCTTATGTTCGTTCTGGACCGCGCGCGGCGCATCGGTAAGCGTATCGCCATCGTCGCCCCGTTTAATCGCCTGTCCCGGGCCTGTTCTGCCCTGTTCGCGCCGGTAGGCTGCGTCTAGGTCGTCGTCCCTATGGTGCCCCTGTCCGGGCCGCGCGTCGGGGTTGTCCGGGTCGTAGAACCGGACGCCCGCGCCGGTTACGCTTTCGTCCTGCTGTTCCTGCGCCAGCGTTTCGTCCGGCTGGTCTGCCTGCGCCTCGTCTAGCGTCTTTTGGTCCGCTGCCTGCGTTTCCTCGTCTGCCGTCGTCGCTGCCTTGCGTCGTGCCATGATATCCCCCTACCTGTAGTGCAACGTTAAAGCGCTGTAGTGTTGCGCTATGGACGTAAATTCATGGATTGCCGTTATAGAACGGCAGCCCGGTTTCTGTCTTGATATGCTCGGTCAGGTCCGCCGCTGCCGCCTCTATGATTTTGTGCGGGCGGACGAGGTCATACCAGAACGACAATTTGCCGCTGTTCAGCCGGAACCGCAGCCGCGCCTGTATGCAGTAGGCGGGCCCGTTCTGGAATACGGGTATCCCGATTGCGAATTTTTCCGGGACCTCAAACGCGCCGTTACCTGCGGTCGCGGTAATGTCCTCGTGATACTTGAATTGGGACGAGCCGTTCGACAGCCGGATAGCCGCGCCAAACTGGGCGCTGGTCGTCGCCTGTAGGGTCGTCGCAACTTCCATCATGCGGGCCGCGTCGGGGTCGTTTTGTAGCTGCTGGACGATATCGGGGCTGTTCTGTTCGATGAATTCCGCGAATTCCGCCTGCGCCATTTTCTGGCCGTTCGCTTTGATCCAGACCTGCCATTCGGGCGACGTGGGCGGGTTATAGGTCGCGCGCCAGTCGCGCCAGTACGGGGCTATCCCGCCGTCGTCGCTTTCGGTTTCGTTCAGAACCGCGCAGTATCCGACGCCCTGCGCGGCATTGCAGAACCCATAGACCGCGCTGGCAGGCAGTTTATGCAGAGTGACGTAGGCGATAAACGAAACGAGGTCATACAGCGCGACCGTCCCGCGCGGGCGGCTGGGCGTCCCCATGTAGCGCGACAGGTCCTCTACATGGAACCCGTCGGGTATGACCGTGTACGGGTCGCCGCCCGGTAGCTGGCGTTTCGCCTCGCCTACGCTGGTCGCGAGCCCGACGACGTCCCAGAGGACGGATTTTGCCTCTGCGTCGCTCATCATGCGGCCCCCGTCTGCTGAACCGGGGCAGGGGTCGCCGTGTCGACGACGCGAGGCGCGGGGCCGTCCGTATCGACCTGTCGCAGGTCTAGGTTCGTCTGACGCGGATTGTTCCGAATCAGGTTGTTTTCAGGGGTTGCGAAAAACAGGCTGGACCCGCGTTCTGGTTTGGGACCCGCGACCGTGACCGCGTCGGTTATTTCAATGGCGCCCGACTTGCTGGGTTTCAGTTTCAGTTTTAGCGTCAGTTCGCCGGGTTTGTTGCTGGCGACGCAATGCGCGACCAGTTCGTTAAGCGCAGCGCTCAGTTCGTCCAGCGCCTCGCCGTAGCGCAGTTCGCGCAGCAGGTCGGAAAACGGCCGTATAGACATGCGTAGACCCTCCGTTTAGTCGATTCGACTAGCCGGGGCCTAGCGGTTCGTTGCATCCTCGTGTACAGCATGCCCTCTGTCGGGGCTGTCTGGCAGTGTAGGCGCGCGCCTGCCATGAAACAAGGGGCTAGTCCTCCGGATGAAACAGGCCCCTGTTCGCTTTCGTCCATTTGAACAGTTCGACGGTTCGCCGTCCTATGACTTGACGCACGGCCAGCGGCCCGTCGTCCCCGACCGCTAACAATGTTTCGTTCGCTTTCGTCCATTTGAACAGTTCGACGGTTCGCCGTCCTATGACTTGACGCACGGCTAGCGGCCCGTCGTCCCCGACCGCTAACAATGTTTCGGCTAGCATGCCTAACAGCAGCGTAACAGCGCAGGTTTGCGCATAGCGGGCCGCGCTCGCGCTCTGTTCGGGCGGTCGGTCGTCCAGAATCGAATCCAGCAAACTGCCAAAATCATCGAATGGTTTGTCCATCTGCTAGCCTTCCCGGTTCGCTGCGTCTTTCATGGCCCGAATCGTCGCACGTAGCGCCTTTGACTTTTCTTTTGCTGCGCGTAGTTCGTGCCGTAACTGGCGGATTAGCTGGTCTTTTTCTTCGCCCGCCATGATTCGGCTAACGCTTTGCAAATGCCGGACGACCGGGCGCTGGTCCAGTTCGCTTTCCCAATACGGCGCGGGCTGTAGTGCAAAATCCATGCAATTGTCGAACCCTTTAACCGCGACCCGGTCGACGGTCTTTTCACACCAGCCCGCGATGGTCTGTAGTTCGTCGATACCCGCGCGCCGAATGTTGACGAGCTTTCCATCGTCGCCCGGTTTCTGCGTGAAACGGGAACAGAGGAAACAGGCGACGCCGGGAACATTCGTTGCAAAAACGTCCATGCCCATTTCGTCCTGACGACGCAGTATCCAGTCCATGCCTGCCATCGGTTAGTCCGCCTGCTGGCGGGGCGCCATAGGCCAGATATCGACCGTGTCCGGGGCGCCCTCGCGGTCCTGTTCCAGCCGCAGGATATTGGCGCGCAGGTCCGCCAGCACGTTCGGGGGTTCGACGCCCTGCGCCAGCGCATTGTCGACATGCAGTAGCGCGGCCTGCGCGCCATACTTGAACCATAGCGCCCAGTCTGCATGCTCGCTACTCGCTGCGATGTCGTTACGCAGAACCAGCAGCAGGTCGCCGATTTCGACGTCGCGAAAGATAGTCATTGTCTGCCCCCGAACAGCCAGCGTTTCTGTTTCACATTCGTGCGCCTGCGTCGGAGTGCCAGCAGGCGGAACAATCGGACTACGCGCGACCAGCCGCGCGGGCTGGCGTCGTATGACACGAAAACAGGCCGTTTCGACGGTATCCAATCGTCCATGTATCCCCCTACGTAGTGCAACACTAGGGCGCGCTACCGTTACGCTTAGGCGCGAACGCGTCCGCCAGCCGCTGCTGGGTCGCCGCGAGCGTTCCCGGTTCCAGCGTAGGCGGGGCTTTGCCTGAATCGCGAAACGCCTGTAGCTCGTTCTGGGCATGCTGTAACGCCGCCCGCAGGCCCAGAATCTGGCTATGCAGTGCCGATACCTCGCGTCGCTGGGCGTCTATGCGTGCCTCGTAGCGTTCGCGTAGGGCGCGCGTTTGCAGTGCCGCGCGGCGTTCCAGTTCGTCCAGAATCGCGACGACCGAAATCGGCAGTTCCGCAAAACGGCGCGCAGGGTTAGGCATGGGCCCCCCCATTGGTCAATCCGCAGGGGCGCAGGCCCGGGTTTTCCGGTTCTGCCGAGATCAGCGCAGCGCGCGCAATGCGCCCGACGTCGACCAGTCGCTGCGTATCCGCGAGGTCGCGAATCAGGCGCAGCGCCTCGCGCAGGCGTTCGTTATCCCTTTGCAGACGTTCCAATGCTGCCGCGTTCATTCGTTCGGTCCTCCAATCAAACGGGGCTCGCGCGACGCTTCTAGGGTCGCCAGCCGCCTATCCGCTTCGTCGTAAATGTCCGCTGCCGCGTCCAGCAGGTCCCAGCCCGGGCCGTCGATCATCTGGACCAGCAGGCCCAGCGCGTCCAGCGCGCCCGCGACGTAGAACGCCTCTGCGACGTTCGCGCCGGTCGGGTCCAGCAGCAGGCTACAGCCAGCGCCGGTTAAGCCTATGGCGTATCGGTTCCGCCAGCGTGTTTGCAAACTCTCGTTCATAGCCCTCACTCTCCATTTCCTCCCGAACGAACGCTAGCTGCTGGTCGATATAGGCGCTGGCGCGGCGCATATGAACCCGCAGGTCCGCGTCGGGTCGGTCTAGTATATGTCGGACATGAACGCGCGCGCCCTCCAAAAAAGCCCGATGCAGTAGCAGGTAGAGGCCGCGCGACAGGTAGCGGTCGTCCGCGTACAGGTCCGCGAAAAACGCTAGTTCCTCTAACGTTTTCCCGGTCGTGGGCGGACGTCGCCAGACGGTTTTTTTGACGACGCGGCGCGACACGTAGAGGGGGATAGGGTTAGTGCGATGCCGTCCCATGGTCCGGCTGGCCTGTGTCTTGCAGGTCGGGAAACATGCGTTCCCGGGCGACGACCGCGAGGTAATTCGTAGGCCAGTCGTCGGGGAATTCGTCGATACCGGGACGCAGGCCGCGTTCCTGCATCGTCATTTCCAGCAGTTGCCACGCGTCGCGTAGCAGCGCGCCTGCCGCTACTTCGATCATCGCCCACGCCAGCGTTTCGGGCGCGACGCCCATGGTCTGGGCGACCTCGACGACGTGAAACTGGACCAGCGTCCCGCCCTGTATCGTCCTCGTGTCCATCAAAAGACCCTCCCTACGTGTTTAAAAGACCGACCGCCTACGGTTTTGGCCCCGCCATGCCGTTTCCTGGCCCTGTCTGGGGCGGACATAGCCTGAATTTTCGCCAGCCCGCCAGACGGGCTTAAAACGCGTTTAAACGAGTATCGCAGCTGTAGAACATTACAAAATCCTTTCTTGATAGCCAAATGCTATTAGTTAACTGGCTACCTTACTGTTTCTGCTATCGCTGCGCATCCCTGCGGGCTTTGACGGCCATTCGCAAAAACCGCAGCATTCCCGCTGGGGTTCCGTTCCGCTCTGCGACCGACAAAACCGCGACCAGCGCCGCTATCGCCCGGTAGGCGGATTTATGCGCGACCTTTCGCTGCGCCGGGTCTTTCAGGTCCGCGTCCATGGCTGCCGCGACTGCGTCGATTAGGTCTAGCGCGAGTCGCAAGCCTTCTGCGTCGTCTACTGGGCCGTCCATCGGCTGAAATTTCATGTCGTTATTCCTTCCGGTTTCCATAGCGCAGTTTCCCGCGCAGTTCATCGATAGCTGCCAGTCGTGCCGGGTCGTCGGGTTCGCCTGCCGCTAGCCGTCGTCGTCGCTCGCGGTCCGCGCGGTCGAACGCGTCCATGCGGGCCAGCGTGTCGTTTGGTATCGACGCTGCATGTCCGCCTACGGGGGTATGGCCGCGCGGTTTCGCCTCGCGCAGTTTGTCGCGGACGCCGGGGGCGACCGTGTCGAACCAGCTAAACGTTCGTATCGGCTGGGCGTTGCTGTCCGCTTTCTGGGCGATAGCTGCCGCGACGTCGGGCGTAATGCCGTGTCGCTGGCAGAGGCTGGAAACGGCCCCGGGGGCTACCGGAACGGCGTGTCGTTCTACGACCTCGTCCAGTATTGCGACCGCGCGCTGTAGGTCGGTCTGCGCGGTTTCGTCCCCATGATAGTCTGGGACTATTACATGCGTCGAACGGTCGATAGCGTTAGCACTATCGTTCGGTTCTGACGTTGGTTCTATTTCGTCGTCGGTCCCGGGCCCGCGAACGTCCGCTGGCATTGACTCGCGCGCGCGGCTGTTTGGTTTTATATGGTTTTTAACCTTATTAGTACTTACCGCTACTGGCGGTTCTACGTGCCGGTAGTAGCGGGTATGGCCCTCATTTTCGCCCGAGTTATCCACAGGTGAAGGGGTCATAACCGCTACTAGCGGGTATGGCCCCATAATAGGCTGCGCTAAATGACCATTGCGAACTCCATAGTCATAGGCTAATTCGCTAAGATAGTCCGCCTCTAGCCAATAGCTATACATGGACGGATGCCTGCCCGGGGGGGGCGGGCCGCGTTTGACTATCTGTTTCGCCATCAGCGCGTCGCGGATTTTTTCCAGCAGGTCGGTACTTACGCCGACGTCGCGCGCGAAATCCTCGTTTTTTTTGCACCAGCGCCCGACGCCCTGCCCTAAGCGCCAGCCGAACATGGACGCGATAATTGCCTGCGTCTTAGACAGGCCGGTCGCCTCTGCGATAGCTGCCGCGTCGTGCAGATTGACCATGCGCATCCCGGTATCGCGCCATTTCTGGAATGGTTCCGCGTTCGCGGGGTCGTCCAGCGCGTGCGGGGCGGGCGGGGCGGGCGGGTCGTCCGGGTCCAGCGTCCGGGCTATCTGCGCGGCGCGTTCCGCGAGTATCGCCAACATGTCGTCGCGGTCGCGGTCGGTCCATTGGTCCGCCAGCGCGACCAGCGCCGGGTTATGGGCGGTCTGGGCGACCTGCTGGGGCGTATTCATGCGAGCCCCCGCGCAGCAAACCAGAACGCACAAGCGACCGCGACCGACAATTCGTTCGGAATAGGCGGGAACGGGTATAGGCGGTCGAACTGGTCGCGCTGATCGTCGGTTAGCTGGGCGACGAACGCGGCCCGCGTAAGCGAAAACCGACGTAACGCTTGGATAGATTCGGGCGAAATCATTCCGGCCCCCCTATTTTGTAGGCAGGTTCGGGGGGGGATTTTAGGCTGCACCGGGGCGCAGAACGCCGCCTGTAACGGCTTCGTGTTGTTATTCACGGCTACGTGTCCCTATTGTGCGGACGCGCGCCTACAGGGTCGCCAGCTAGCCGGAAACCGCAGGGGGTTTAAAACCCCTTGCATCGCTAGCAGAGTTACTGGCAAAATCAAGACTGGCCTGCAAGCCCCGACTGATTTTCTGTGGCGCACATCCTCTGTTATCGGTCGCAAAAGCCCCCTGCTATCAACAGGGGGTTTTTGTTTTTCTGGGGTCGGAAAACGGGCCCAGAGCCCCGCCCGGTCTACGTTTGTGACGTTTTTGGGCGCGAAAAGGAAGTCTGCACGTTTACCGCGTAAACGTCAATATTTCCTCATTTCCTGCATTTCCCGCGCCATATCGGCAAACGTTGCGCGGTCCTACGCAATGTTTTTGCGCGTTTCCGGGCTAGTGCAACGTTATGTTCCCGTAGTGCAACATTAAGGCATCATTAAGGCATCATTACCGGATGCTTAAACCGGTCGTTTTGTCGCTGGTCTGTCCACCTTTCGTTATACCTTCTCCCTCGTCTTAAACCCGTTTACCCTTCATTGGTGCGGCGCAGCGTCCTGGCCCTTTATTCGGCTGCGGACCGCTGGCGAGTTTTTGTCTATCCTATATAAGATAGCTGTCTGACCGCCTGACCGTCTGGTCAGGATTTATTAGTTAGTTCTCCCTAGTGCAACATTAGGTTGCGCTAGTGTTGCACTACGGTTAGAATTCTCTTTGTCGCAACTTACTTAACAGGCAGAAAAAAAATGAAACACAAAGACGAGGTCGTATCACGCTGGATTGGACAGGACGGTAACGAATGGCGCGAACTGCGCTGCTGGGTCGGAAACGGTTATCGGTATTTCACACAGCGCCATGCCGGAAACGACATCTGGATTTAATCCCCCGGGGCTGAGGCCCCGAAATCTGTCCTACACTACGAACGAGGAAAAAACATGAACCGCACGCCTGCCCCTTTCCGCTTTGATCCCGTCCTGCGCGACCTGTCGAACCATCTGCATGCCGTCGACCGCGCGGACGCTATCGCGACAGAGGCGGTCGACTGCCCGGGCCTGCTGGAATTCCGCGACGCGCTGGCGGCAGTCGCCGCAGACTGCGACCGGAACCTGCGCCGCCTGCGCGACGCATGGATGGAAAACCCGGGCGCGTTCATGCGCGAAATGTCCGACCAGCTATGCGATTCGCTGGCCGAAGGGGCAGACAATCATCTGGACGCGCTGGAATGCGACGCGCGCGAGGTCTTAGGCGACTGGTAAATGATCGTTGGCTACTATTATCTGCATACGGACGGGTCGGTTATCTGGAAACGGATAGCCCCCGGACTGATAGAGGACTTCGAGAATTCGGACCTCGTTCGCTGTTACTGGCCCTGCGACCCTAGCGATAGGCGCGGGGCTTATCGCATTCTGATAGAGGCGACCGCCAAAGGCGCGGACCCGGTCAAACTGGCGAACCTTGCCGCGCAATGGCAATGCACGCACGACGACGCGATAGAGTACGCGCGCCGCGAGGGTATCGACCTCGTCACGGTCGCGGGCCAGTTCGTCGCCAGCCTGCCCGGGTTCGTCGGCAAAGGCGATACGCCGCTGCTGGCGCTGGTCGCCCTGTACCGGGCCCAATATAGCTAGACCCCTTGTAAACGCCGCCAGCAGGTCCTACAGTGCCTGTAACCCTTGGTTTCCAGCCCGTCCACACTCCCGCAGGATAGGTTTGCGATTCGACAGCCGGGGCCAGACGCCGCGCGCGGGGTTCCCGAAACGCGATGCAGTACCAGCCCCCCGCGCGCGAGTGTCGCCAAACCCCCTATTTACCGTCTGTAGTGTTGCACTACGGCATAGTAGTGTTACACTACGCATTCCTTTTGATGGAGTGCCAGCCGCATGTCTACCCCCGCTACCGAAGTTATCGACCTGTCCCAGTTTATCGACCCGGAACATTACGACCGTTCGCAGTTCGTCGGTTCGTCCGACCTGCCCGCGATTCTGGGCGTTTCGCCGTACCGCTCGCGCCTCGACGCGTTTCTGGACAAAACCCAGCCGCAGACCCGCCCCGACGTCGACAGCGTCCCGATGCGTCGCGGGCGCATTCTGGAACCCTACGTAGCGGAACTGATTCGCGCAGAGGTCGGGCTGGAACTGGCGCACAGGAACCGACGTTTT